ACATTAGAGAACAAATAGGAATTTATCTTTATCAACTACAAACATTCGGTAAAGATTATTTAAACGACAAATCCAACGCCAGCAGTCGAGAGGTTAAAATAGCTATTGAATTGTTTGGTAATATAAAATAGATTTTGTAGTTTTACATCGTAGTTTGAAATTTCCGCAATATAACTACGTAACGATATTTGCCTTACAACGTGGATGGGAGCGGAAACCCTGAAGCGTTCTAAGGCTTTTTTAATTTTAAAACATAAAGAGATGAAAAAAAAAGAATTAAGTTTATTTGAAGAAAAAATTGAGTTAATCCAAGTTGATAGCGTTATTGGGTCAGGATATGAGGCAAAAGTTGCTGAATTAGCTTTAATTGATAAAATTGCATATAGAGCCGCAAGAGCAAATATGCAAAAACATTCTGCTATTATAGTAAAAATCGATGATGTATTTAGTGGATTTTTTACATATGAAGTTAATCATATTGTAAAAGAATTTTGTTTATTACAATCCGCAATGTTACCTGAAAAACAAGATAAAGAAATTTATTCAATGATGGTACAAAAGATTATTGACCAAAATACTTATGGCTATCATATGGTAATGACTGTATCAAACAAACACCCTTTAGAAAATCCAAAGGTTTTTTTAGCATTGGGTTTTAAAGTTAATTTAGCTAAAAGCGATTTTACTTATATTTATTACGGTAAAGAGGAACAAGTAAGGGTTAAAAGATTATGTCATATGGCTATGACTAATTTATGGAACTCAACAAGTGGTGAATGGCTAAAAGTAAAAAGAGTGTGGAATGAACAACTTGAAGAGGCTGGAAGAAAATATAATATTCCTAACCCTAAATTTGCAAGTCGTGAGGGTTGCTGGCAAGGTAAAGCTGGTATGTCAAATGTTGTGCTATCAAAACAATCCGTAAAAGATGGAGAAATTATAACAGATAAAACAAAAGATTTAAATGGGAATGCATCAGTTTTAGACCCAACAGCTTGTGAAATAATAGTAAGAATGTTTATGCCTACAAATGGCTGTAGGGTTTATAATCCTTTTGGTGGCGGTGTTCAAATGGGTTTTGTTGCTGGTGGTTGTGGTTTTGAATATCTTTCAAGTGAAATTAGACAAAATCAATGTGATGCAAATAATACCCTTTGTCAAGATTTTGTAAATGTGAAATGGTTAAAATCTGATACATCAAAATTTACACCAAAACAAAAATACGATTTAATATTTTCTTGTCCACCATATTACAAAGTTGAAACATATTTAGATTATGATGGAAAAGCACCTGAGGGAGAGTTAAATTCATTATCAACTTATGAGCAATTTCGAGATATGCTTTTTGAGGGTTATAAAAATGCAATTTCTGTAATGAATGATAATACTTTCTTTGTTGTTATGACTGGTGATAGCAGAAATAAAGATGGAGGTTATTATTGTTCAGATGCTGAACACGAGCTATTTTTTAAAGAACAAGGTTTACACGTTTATAACAAAATTATTTATTTAGAAAGTGAATTTACAAGACGTGCGACTGCAAAAAAAACTTTAAATAGTCGTAAATATCCAAAATGTGAGCAACGTATTTATGTTTTTTACAAAGGAGATACTTCAAAAATAAAAGAACTTTACCCAAATGTAGGTCGTTTATAATGAGAGTTTATAAAGGCATAATATCCCTATCAAAAAACGGTAGGGGTATTTGGGATTTAGACACAATAAAAGGGTGTGAAAGTGGAATTGTAGAGAATAAGAATGGTTGTTATAGTGATTGTTATGCTTTAAAAACAGCTAAAAGATACGGAATTGATTTTAGTAAATCTATTGAGCGTAATTTTACGAATGAAGCTCATAGAAATAAAATAGTAAAGCAAATTGAAAAGATAGATATGGATTTTATACGTATTGGCTGTGCTGGAGACCCGTCTGAAAATTGGGAACATACTTTTAAAATTATAAAACAAATAAGAGAAAGCAGTCAATTGGCTTTATTTGATATTTCATCTAAAAAACAAATTGTAATAATTACAAGACATTGGAAATTATTAACTGAAAATCAATTGGAAGAAATAAAAAAATATAATATTTGCATAAATACTTCTATTTCTGCTTTAGATAAAAAAAAAGAAATAAAAAAAGCATTAACACAATATAATAGATTAAAAAAATATTGTAAATCTGTTTTAAGAGTTGTAACTTGTGATTTTAATTTAAAAAATAAAATAGGTAGAAAAAAAAGCATTATTCAAAATAATTTACTAAAAAATGAAAATATAATAGACACTGTTTTTAGACCATCGATTAAAAACGAATTTGTATTAAATGAAATAATTAATGTTAAAAAAATGGCTTTTATGAAATCAAAAACATTGGTAAGTAAGTTTAATAAAAAAGCTTTTTTAGGCAAGTGTGATAACTGCTTAGAAATGTGTGGTTTAAAACTCTAACCCCCAATCGCAAAAGAATTAATTTAAAACTATATAAAAAGATGAAAACAAAAACGCACATCGACAAGTTGAGAAACCCAAATTATTTAGGAGGGTGGGATTTAATGGATGCAAACGGCAAAACTATTGACAAAGTAGTTACCATTAAAGAGATTAAAAACGAATCAGTTTTTAACCAAAAAAACCAAGAGGAACAACAGGTAATTACTGTTTTCTTTAACGAATGTAAACCGATTATTTTAAATGCTACGAACCGTAAAACGCTTAAAAAAGTGACAGGCACGGAATACATCGAAGATATGATAGGTAAAAAAATCCAGCTAACAACTAAAAAGATAAAAGCATTTGGAGAAGTTCACGATGCAATTAGAATAGTTGCTACTACTCCAAGTGATGTTAGCACTAAACCTGTTGATATTGCCTCTTGTATTGCTAAACTACAGGCATCAAAAACATTAGCAGAATTGCAGACCGTTTGGCTTGCGCTAACTCCAATAGAGCAATCAGTATCGGAAATCATCGCAGAAAAAGACAAACTTAAAACTACGCTTAAATAATGGAATATCATTTTAACGTAGAACAAGGTACAAGTGAATGGTTTGAGTTAAAGCACGGTGTAATTGGCGGTACAAGGGCAAAAGCTTTGTTTATCAAAACGGACACCTTGTTTTATGAATTGCTCGCAGAATTAACCGAACCGTTTGACGAAACAGACGAGGAAAGTTACACGTCGGACGCAATGGAACGAGGTAAAGAACTTGAACCCGAAGCGAGAAAGCAATTGTCAAAATACACGGGTGTAGAATTTATTGAATGTGGTTTTATTAAAAACGCTATTCCATTACTCGGTATTAGTCCAGATGCAATTACAATCGATTTTAAAACAGGCGCAGAGATTAAATGTCCCGAAGCAAAACGCCATTTAAGAACGTGCATAGACGATGCAATACCTTTGGAAAATATCCACCAATGTATTCATTCATTTACGGTTAACGATAATTTAGAAACATTCTATTTTATGAGTTACCGCCCCGAATCAATAAGGCCAATGTTTGTAAAAAAACTAACGAGAGATAGTTTGGTAAATATCGGTACACAAGCAAAACCTGTAATGAAAACTATTACAGAATGCGTTGAAATTGCAAAAACAGAGGCTAAAAGATTACAAGAAGAATTATCATTAACAATTAATAAATTAAAATTTTAAACAAATGGAAGTACAAGGAAAAGTTAAAGTAGTAAACGCTGAACAACAAATATCAGCATCATTCAAAAAACGTGAATTAGTAGTAACTACAGAGGAACAATATCCACAGCATATTTTAATAGAGTTTAACCAAGATAAATGCGATTTATTGAACACCATTGCAGTTGGCGACACAGTAAAAGTGCATATCAATTTACGAGGGCGTGAATGGGTAAATCCTGATGGAGACACGAAATATTTTAATCAAATTCAAGGTTGGAAAATTGAAAAAATAGGCGGATTTTAAAATAGATTTTGTAACTTTACGAACCTCTTACATTAAAAAAATAACACCTGATTTGACCGATGTAAGAGGCGGTTTAAATCAGGTTTTTTAATTTTATGAAATACGAATTATACGATTATCAAAATGAAATGGTCCAAAACATTTTTATAAAGCTGGACCTATTCGATTCTGTTTGCTGTCAATCAGCTACTGGTTCTGGAAAAACTGTTATAATGTCCGATTTTATCAGTAAGTATTTGGAATTATACCCAAATAGAAAAATATTAGTTTCGGTACATAGAGAAGAACTTGTAGACCAAACATCAAAAACATTAGCTGGATTTGGGATTTTAAATGAAAAAATAACTGCTAAATCTAAAAACCTATTTCATTCAAACGTTTATGTTGGAATGACGCAAACTATTTGGTCAAGAAAAATATCTATTGATATTGATTTAATGATTATCGACGAAGCGCATGAGCAAATACATGTAAAAAGTTTTGATTTATTTAAAGACTCAAAAAGAGTAGGATTTACGGCGACACCAATAATAAATAAAAGAGTAACTTTTTATAAGTGCGAATATTGTAAAAAAACAAATGATAAAGCAGAATATTGTTGTTTTAACGAAAAAATGGAAAAATATTCTGCTCCAGTTACAATGTCAGAAACTTACAACGATATTATAATAGGTCCACCAATTAAAAAGCTAATTGAAAACGGTAATTTGGTTGATGAAATTGTATTTACTTATGATTGGTATTCAAATTTAGAAGCTAAAGAAAATGACGATTACGATGAAAATGAAATTGCAGAAGAATCAGTAAAACACGACCAAAACGTTTTAGAAGAATATCAGTCAAAAGCATTAGGTAAAAAAACAATGATATTTACAGCTTCAACAAAGCAAAATTTATCATTAGTAGAAACATTTTCAGAATTTAAAATAAAATCCTATGATTCTGTTAATAACGAAAGTTCAGAGAGAAAAGAGATTGTTGATTGGTTTAGAAATACAGATGGCGCAATTTTAGTAAGTACTGGAACTTTTACAACTGGTTTTGATGTTAAAGAGGTTGAATGTATTATAATTAATAGACCTACAAAATCATTATCATTATGGTTACAAATTGTTGGTCGTGGAGCGAGAACAACTACAGCTATTTATAAAGATAATTTTATAGTTATTGATTTAGGTGGTAATGTCAAAAGATTAGGTAAATGGTCCGACTTTGTTGATTGGGAAAAAATATTTTTTAAAGGACTTATACCTACTAAAAGAAAAAAACCGACTATTATTCAATGTGATGAATGTGGTTATAATTTTGTTGGGTTTGCTGGCGATGAATGTGAAGATTGCGGGCATATTAATATACCGATACAAAGAGAGCCATCAGGAGAAAGAGAAAATGAAACAGAGAGAGTTTTAAAACAAACCGAAAAAGCTTCTGTTGTTCCATTACCAAATGGGAAAAAAATAGCTGAATTTGTGAAAAGAACCACAAATAGTAAAAATGATTATTGGCAAATTATCATTGATAAGTATGTGGACCTATGGAAATTTAACCAAGTGTCACATGTTTTATATGAGCAAAGAAAAAGAAATGGTAGATTAGACACAAAAATCATGGAGTATTTACGTAAAAATTACGGTTATGTAAATTCTTTAACAAACGGAGTTCCAAGAACTTACGACTATTTGTTAAATAAAATTAAAGACAAATTAAGTAAAATATACTCTTAGCGTGTCACATGTTTTATATTTTGACCTATACGTCAGAAATAAAAAAACAAAATAGCGATTTATTTTTTTTTGAGTTACAACCCAAAAATATGTGACATGTGACACAAAAACGATAAAACCCTAATAAAATTAATACTTAACAGCGTGTCACATCGAAAAAACAATAAAACACAAAAAACATAGCTATATTTTAAAAAATAGTTTTATATTTGCAATGTATCCTCCTGCAATCATTATTGATTTAAAAATATTTAACACCCCGTTAAATGATTTCAGAGGTAGGAGGCTGAATGATTTTAACGGGGTTTGTTATTTAAACACATTTTATGAATAGAATTGTATCACTTTTTAAAACTATAACAGACGTAAATAACCCTTATAACAAATCGGTTATGTATGCTTTGGAGCGTATTAGAACTGGAAAATCTAAAGATTTTGTTGAACAGTTACGTTTAATGAATAAAGAGGATTACGAAAAAAACAAATCAAAACTACCAATAACTTGTTTTAATGGAAAGTTTAGAGTTAGAAACGCAAGCGCACTTATTGAACACTCTGGATTAATAATTTTGGATTTTGATAAGTTTGAAACAAATCAGGATGCTTTAAATTTTAAAGATTCTATTTGTGATAATGAGTTTGTTTTTGCGTGCTGGATTTCGCCAAGTGCTAAAGGTGTAAAAGCATTGGTTAAAATTCCTCAAGTAGCAATAAATCATAAATTATACTTTCAATCATTAAAAAAATATTTTGACAATCCTAATTGGGATGATAGCGGTTCAGATGTTAGCAGAACTTGTTTTGAATCATACGACCCTGATATTTTTATAAACGAAAATTCAATTATTTGGACCGAATTAGAACAACCAGAGTTGGAAGATATTGGAATAAGCGAGCCAGTTGTTAGGTTGACTTCTGAAAACCAAATTATTGAGAGATTAATAAAATGGTGGTCCGAAAAATACGGAGCGAATAAAGGTAGTAGAAATACAAATTTATATAAACTTGCAGTTGCTTTTAATGATTTCGGGATTAATGAATCAGACGCTAAACACGAATGTTATAAGTATCAATCGGATGGTTTTAATGCTTCTGAAATAGATGGGATAATTAAATCAGCTTATAAAAAAACTAATCAATTTGGAACTAAACATTTTGAGGACAATCAAAAAAGAGAGCAAATTGAAAAATTAATACGCTCTGGAAAAACAAAAAAAGAGGTCCAAGAAAAATTTAAAGATGTTGATGTTTCAATTTTAAAAGACAACATCGATATAGATGAATTTTGGTATTATAATGATAAAGGGAAAATATTATTATCAACTCATAAGTTTAAATTTTGGTTAGAGCAAAATAACTTTTTCAAATATTACCCAAGTGAAACATCAAATACTTTTACTTTTATTAAAAAAGAACAAAATCTACTCGAAGAAACAAACAACAAAAGAATTAAGGATTATGTTTTAAATAACATTTTGGACCGTGAAAATATTGGTTATGGTCCGTATGATTTCATGGCTTCAAATACTGGTTATTTTACTATTGATTTTTTGTCAATGCTATCAACTACTGAAATTAAAATAAAAGAGGATGATGTGAATACTTGTTATTTGTATTATAAAAATTGTGTTGTAAAGATTACTAAAGATAAAATTGAAAAAATAGACTATATTGATGTTGATGGTTATATTTGGAAACGCCAAATTATAAACCGTGATTTCAATGAATTTGACCATCATAAATCTGAATTTCGTAAATTTATTTGGTTAATTTCTGGAAAAAATGTAGATAAATATAATAGCTTTAAATCTGTAATTGGATATTTACTGCATTCTTTCAAAACATCAGCTAATAATAAAGCAGTTATTTTTAATGATGAAACAGTTTCAGAAAATCCAAACGGTGGAAGCGGTAAGGGTTTATTTTGGAACGCATTAAAAAGTATGAAAAAAGTCAGCAGTATTGATGGTAAAACATTTGAGTTTACAAAAAGTTTTCCTTATCAAACCGTCAGTACTGATACTCAAATTTTAGTATTTGATGATGTTAAAAAGAACTTCAATTTTGAATCGTTATTTAGTTTAATTACAGAGGGAATTACCTTAGAATATAAAGGACAGGATGCTATCACAATACCAGTAGAAAAAAGCCCAAAAATACTTATAACAACAAATTACACTATTGGCGGAGTTGGTGGTTCTTTTGAGCGTAGAAAGTTCGAGGTTGAAATGTCGAGTTATTTTAGTTTTAAACATACTCCTTTAGATGAATTTGGTCACATGCTTTTTTCTGATTGGTCCAGCGATGAATGGTTGATGTTTGATAATTATATGATTAACTGCGTTCAATATTATTTAGAACACGGTTTATTGAAACATGATTTTAATAATTTAGAGGTCCGTAAATTTATAAAAGAAACATCATTTGAGTTTTATGAATGGTCAAAGGACCGTGACAATTTACCGTACAATTTTAAAATTAATAAAACCGAATACTATAATAAATTTATATCCGAATATCAAGATTTTAAAAAATGGCTAAGTCAGAAGAAATTTACTCAATGGTTAGAATCATACGGAAAATTTTATAATATAGAATTTGAACAAGGTAGAACTCACGACATGAGATATATTGAATATATCACTAACCAAAAAGAAGAACAATCGGACCAAGAAGAAATACCGTTTTAAAAAATGACAGAACACACATTACAATTAAATATCATAGCTTATTTTAGAAATGAGTTTGAAAGACATGAAAAAGGCGTTATTATACCAATAGTAAACGAGGCTACATACAAAAATAAAACTTTTGTAATTTGCAAAGGAGCTTCGGACCTTATGATATTTTTAAAAAATAAAACGTTTTTTTGCGAGTTGAAAGTTGCTAACAATAATCAATCAATAGCACAAAAAGACTTCCAAAACAGAGTACAAAAATTAGGACACGAATATAAATTAATTCGCTCATTGGATGAGTTTAAGTTATGGATACAATCACTTACAACAAACAATTAATCTACCTTGACAGGCGAGCGCAAACATCGCCACAAGGTCATAGTTTTAGATATGTTGGTTTGCGCAAGGATGCGACTAAACCCGAAGTGTGGAAAGATGGTGC